AAGTTGAATTCATGAAACTCTCATCAGAAGAAAAGAAACAAGCAGTAATCGGAGCTAAAAATTACTTTGAATGGTATAAACAAGAAAATCCAGAAGATAAAACTAAAAAATTTAGTTATAAATTCCTATGCGTTTTTAGAAAGTGCAACTTTCAAATCATTCCAGCAAAAAGTAAAAGTTAAAAAAGAAACTCTTGGAGGTCTTATCTAATGGCTTTTGATACATGGAGAGATGACGGAGAGTTTGCTATCAAAGCAACCGATGTTTTAAAAAACTATCAAGAAGGTGGGGAACTGGGAGCTTGTGAAGTTCACGGCTGTGAGATTATCGGTTCTAAGAAACCTGTGCTTTCATATCCTAAGAACGAAAAAGGCGAAGTGATTGGAGAACCTTACTTATACAATGTAAGAGTTTGTCCGATGTGTCATGCTGAAGGCATAAAGACAGTTTCTGCCAAAGCTGTCAATGACTTCTTAGGAGAATTCAAAGATAAAAAAGGTATTGATTTGACTAAAAATGTCATTGTTAAATATGATTTCGCTGATGAATTAAGTGTTGTATCTTGTGACAACATGGTCAAGTGGATTGTTACCAATGTTGGCAGACAGAAAAAAGTAAAACGATTAAAGGTCAGAAAGTACATACAGATTGCTGAAAATAGATTTTCTAGTGATGAAGCAAGAGAAAAATATTTGAAGATATTACATGATATTGAAGAAGCAGAAATTCTAATTTTCGATTCATTGGCAGATTTCACAGAAAATCAAGCTGAAAAAGCATTGACTCCTTTATTAAGCGCAAGTGATAACTGCTCAATTATCATATTAACAATTCCAGAAAGTGATGAAAGGCTTGAACAATTGCCAGCGAGATTGAAATTTAAACTCAATAATGCGCAAGTAATGAATTTCTCGAGTATAGGACACCAAAGATGAAGTTTGAAGTTTACAATGACCATTTCCAAAATTATAAACGATATCAAATACCTAAAGCACAGCTTGTAATAGCTGACATTCCTTATAATTTAGGGAAAAACGCTTATGCAAGCTCAAATGCTTGGTATATTGACGGTGATAATAAAAATGGCGAAAGCGAAAAAGCAAATACAGAATTTTTTGACACTGATAAAGATTTTAGAATCGCAGAATTTATGCACTTTTGCAATCGGATGTTAATCAAGGAGCCAAAAGAAAAAGGAAAAGCGCCAGCAATGATTGTATTCTGTGCCTTTCAACAAATACAAATGGTAATTGATTACGGTGAGAAATACGGATTCAAACACGCTTATCCGCTAGTTTTCGTAAAAGACTATAGCGCTCAAGTTCTCAAAGCGAATATGAAAATTGTAGGAGCTACTGAATATGCTGTAGTTTTATACCGTGATAAATTACCAAAATTCAACAATAATGGTGAAATGATTTTCAACTGGATGCCTTGGGGTAAAGATAACAAGACAATCCCCAAAATTCACCCTACGCAAAAGCCACAGTCTGTTTTGAAAAGATTAATTGAAATTTTTACTGACAAGGGAGATACAATTATTGACCCTTGCATGGGGAGCGGTTCAACAATTAGGGCATCGATTGAACTTGGAAGAAATGCTTATGGCTTTGAGATTAAGAAAGATTTTTATAATTTAGCAAAAGAAAAAATGCTCAAAGAATATGAGGTGTCGCTCTTTGAAATTTGAATTTAACTTTCTCAGAAAAGAAATGATAAATGAGAATGATAACAAAGGAACAACTTATGGTTCAAGAATTGCCGCCAATAACACAAAACAGCGTTTGAGACGGATTGCATGTCGAACAGCTCATGAATGGCTAGACCACAGTCAGACGAAGTATTTGAGCAATTTCATGAGAAACACCGTTGCGATGTGTTCGTAGTAATTTATCCACCTAAACGCTTTAAATATGATCCACCAAATTATGAACCAACTTCTAAAGCATTAATCGATGGACTGACAGATGCTGGAATTTGGAATGATGATAATTACAATGTTATTCGCAGAACAAGTTTTGAGCATGGTGGACTTTCTGGAGATACAAAGATGTGGAAAGTTGAGTTAGTAGTGAAAGAACTGACAGAATAGCATTTAATCATGAAAATTACGGTTACATTGAGCGCTTAAACTGTTTCACTGATAATTTATCACGAATAAGCTAAAAGCACTTAGAAGCTAAAATATGAGGTAGTAATATGTTCAGAAAAAATGAAATAAGGCGTGGAGATAAAATATGCTTCCGCGACACAAAATTCTTAAAAGTTATCGAAGTTACTGACAAATACATAACGGTTGAAAAAGACCAGTTCACTAAAAAATCAGTTAAGCGTGATGATTTTAGAATTGTAAAAATAAATGGAAGATAACCATGCATGTGAACTCTTTGACAGAGTTGTGAAGTGAGGGATGAGATGAAATATAAATTTAAAGGATATCACTGGGTTAATCAACAAGGCTGTCTAGTATTCCCAGAGCCTAAACGAGTTGCGATTTATACCGAAGACAGTTTTGATTCACTTGAAGAAGCTAAAGCAGAATGGATAAAAGACCCATGGATTGAAGATGGAGATATCTGTATTTTAGCAACCGAGATTATAAAGGGGAACTGGGACAGATGACAGTTGAAAGTTTACTAAAAGTGATTGAAGAAGGAATGACAGTTATTTTAAAAACTGAAAAAAATCGAATCATAGTCCAATTTGAATGTGGTAATGATATTGAAGCTTTCAGTTGCGGTTTCCTTTACAGAAAAATAAAAATTATCAAAATAAAAAATGGTAGCGAACTAATCGCAATCTTGGAGGACACGAAAAATGATTAAAAAAATAAATGTAACATGCGAAAAATGCAAAGAGAATTTCATATTTACAACTGAAAGTTCAATCGTTGATAAGGTTTTAGATGAAGGGCATTATATTTGCTTCACTTGTGAAGATGAAAAAAGTGAGGACACGAAAAATGACTAAGTTTGAAGAAGAATTTAAAGCATTAACTAGTTGGGACTGGGTAAATGTTGATTTAATTCAGCAGATATTAACAAGATTCGGTAACTGGCACTCAGACGAAGAATTTCAGGAGTTATTTGATAAATATAGTAATCTCAATGATAACTATGAAAAAGAAGTAATCAGAAGTTCTAAACTAGAATCGCAAATCAGTGATTTAAAATCTCAACTCCAACAGCAAGCCCTGCCAGTCGTGCCAAGTTTTGTTGCAGAGTGGATAGAAATATTAAAAACTAAAGGCCTTAAACCACTAAAAAATCCAGAAACATACGGAGAAACTGGATTTACAGAAGAAAAACTACAAAATATTGTATTTTGGATTTCTGAACACCAAGAAGATTATATGCGTGCATGGCTAGACGGCTACACAATCGAAAAACCGCAGCTGTTCTATTTGAAGCACATTGATATGAGTAAAAGTGATGCACATCTTAATTGGTATCTAGCAAAAGGGACTGATAATGTTTTATTACACCAAGGTATTAAAAAGGGCAAATCACCTAAACTAAAATGCATTTTAAAACTAACCCAGCAAGAAATCGACAGCATGCAAACTGGGAGCTATGAACAGATTGAGGTGGAAAAATGAGCGAGAAAAAATATTACATTCTTGAAAAACTTGCAAGATATTTCAAATTAACAAAAATGCCAAATGGCGAGTTTATGTTTATGGAAGATGATTATGTGTTTGATGTTCCAAATTCACAGAATCAATTCACTAAAAAAGAGATTGCTGAAATTAAAAATGGGATGTTTTATAAAACATTAAATCAAAAATCATTTACTGCTCCAACAGTAATTGCTGAAGATTGGATTTGGTCTGATGAATTGCAAGCCTATGAATGGAAAAATCCTTTTATTGAGCTTGTGCCTGTGGAAGGACGTAGAATGACAAGAGGATTTAAAAAACTAGACGGAAATGCGATTATTCCAGAACGAGCGACAGAACATAGCGCAGGATATGACATTTCAGCAAGTGAAACAGTTACGATTCAACCTGATGAAATTAAAATGGTAAGTACAGGTCTAGCTGTTCAACTTGGAGATGATGAAGTATTGAAATTATACGACCGTTCAAGTAATCCAGTTAAGCGTGGCATTGCATTGATTAATTCAGTAGGAATTATCGATTCAGATTACTATCCGCAAGAATTTAAAGGCTTATTTATGAACATCTCAAAAGAGCCTGTAACCATTTCTAAAGGTCAAAGAATAATGCAAGGGGTATTTGTCAAATACCTTACAACAGACGATGACAACGCAAATGGAAAGCGTACAGGCGGTTTTGGCTCAACTGATAAGCATTAAAAGCTAGAAAGCTAGTAAATGAAAGATTTAATTTATAAAAACATTAAGCATGGACTTTATGAAATAGATGAGTTCGGAAATGTTTATTCAAAATATAAAAATGGATTTTTAAAGCCAAAACGTGATAAAGATGGTTATTTATCGTTAACGTTATCTGGTGGTAAAAGAGGTAATAGCTGCTTTACAAGAGTTGCAACTTTAGTGATAGTAACATACGTAGGGCTTCCTGAAAAACATATCAAAGACCCTACGGTTAACCATATTGACGGTAACAAATTAAATAACCACTATTCAAACCTAGAATGGATAGGACGTTCTAAAAACAGTTCAATTAGAGAAAATAAAGGTGTGGGATCTAAAAATCCTGCTGCTATATTGAACGAAACAGATGTAGAAAAAATTTGCGAACTTTTATTAAAAAAAGAGCTTTCAATGTATGAAATATCATTGATGTTTGGAGTTACTAAAAGCGCAATAAATAATATAAAAAGGTGCAAAGTATGGAAAGAGATAACGAGTAAATACTTTGGTAGCACTGGGGAGGTGTGAAAAATGATGAAGCAAACAACATGTTATAGCTGTGATAAACCAATCGAACCTGAATGGCTTCCAGAAGGAGAATTTATTGTATGTGATGAATGTTCTTCAGACACTGACGAAAAAACGGTTGAAAAACTCCAAGAACAGCTTAACACTGCGAAAAAGGCACTGACAGAAATAGATAGGTCAAGATATGGTATGCAGTTCAGGAGAGATAGAAATCCCAACGTAGCTAGACAAGCACTCGCAGCGATTGGAGGGGATAGATGACAATTACTGAGCAGCAATTCTATGACATGCTCAATGTTGATGAACACATGAATTTTACAAATAGAATCCAAGAGCTTGTTTTTGATAAAAAAGGACGTGAAGAATTTTATTCTAAAATCTTAAATATCCACCATGACATGGGCATTGATTTCTTTAGAGACTATTTTATGGCTCATTCAGCTGTTTCAGCAAAAGGGCAGCATTATACACCAGATGAACTTGGTAAGCTCACAGCGTTGCTTGTAGGTGGTTCTGGAGGTGCTGATTTAACTGGAGCAGGAACAGGAACTCTAATTATCCAAAAATGGCAAAATGATCGAATGAATGCAGACTTTTTTAACTATTTGCCGAGTAACTATTGGTACCAGGCATTAGAATTATCGGATGAAGCTATTTCATTCTTGATTCATGCCTTTGCAATCCGAGGGATGAATGGTGTAATCATTCATGGTGATGCATTGGAAATGGCCGTGAAGCAAGTTTATTTCATTCAAAACAGTGCTAATAATCCGATTGGTTTCTCAGAGATAAATGTTATCCCTCACAGCAAAGATGCAATGGAATTTTTAGGGATTCATGAATGGACGGAACAGGCAATTGAACATATTGAAAGTAAATTTCCTGACTGGATTCCACTCACAGAAGAAAATAAGGAAAAATAAGAGGATATATTGAATGACCGACAAACTAATATCGCTGGTCAATGACTGGTGGGGAGGGATTGAATGAAAGTAAGAAATGATGTTGCAGATTGGCTAGAATCAAATGATGAACAGACTTTATGTGATGATTTTTTGACAGAAGAACACGAATTTGACAACTATCTAGGAAAACTTGCTTTAAATTTAGGGTACAAATTTGTAACTGATTTTATTATTGATCTAAAGCGCAATGGATTTGTACGAGAAAGCCAGACGAATACTGGTATGAGGATAGTAAAATGAAACTTTTGTGTAAGCTGTTCGGGCATAAGTGGGTATATCTAGGAACTTTAAGCAATGGAGAGTACCAAAGGTATAAAGAAAGGTGTGAAAGATGCGATAGGGTTGTAATTGCAACATTTGCGACGAAAAACCCCTATTTTATCAACCGCTCAGACCTTGACGAGTCCGAGAACGTGTTCGGGGAGGAGAAAGTATGAATTTACTAGATTATGTATTTTTTACGCTTGTAGCTTTAATAGGTGGCGCACTCATGAAGCTGGCTTTAGATTTACTTGTAGCTAAAAAAATTGAAGATATTCAAAATATCAATGACACTGATGAAATTTACAAGAATTTGCATAAAGAAGTTTATAGAATTGTCAAAGGTAAAACTTTAGGGGGTGAAACAAAATATTTTGTAGAAAAAAATAATGATAATAAATGGATGGCTTTTGAAGGTCTCGGCAAAGAAACAATCGATGAAGCAAGAGAATTGAAAGACTGGCTGATTTCCGAGGATGAACAAAAAATAAATAACACAGTTTTAGAAAAGAAAGTAATAGAATGACAGAAGCTGAAAAATGGCTTGATAAACATATGGATTGAGGTGGAAAGTGGGATTAAACGATATTGATTATATGGATTCCGAAATTGGGAGAGTAGAACTATCAGCACAATTTAAACTTAAACAAATACATGATATTACAAATAGTCTTTTGGACAATAAAAATAGCAATAATAAGCCAATGAAATCCGATTTTACTATTGGTTATATGGTGGCCATAATTAATGTTATTGATTATTTGTCAAATAACGAAGATAAACACATGGATTGAACGCAAAAAAAGCCCAAGCTGACCAAGCTTGAGCGGAATACTGAAGATTACTTCGATGTTTGTTTTTGGTCATCACCATTATAGCACACAGACCAATAATTTATTCCAAAATAAAAAAAGCCCGAATTGACCAAGTTCGAGCTTAATAGAACAATGTTTTATGGATAATTTTTATGGTCTAACAAATTATATCATACTGAGCTAGGAACTCGCTAAACTCAACTGGAGGGAAAATGAAATGTTTTATATCACACCAACACCAACGTCATGGATTATCTGGACAATTATTTGGGTAATCGGAGTATTACTAGGTTTAGGATTGTTTATTCTAGGTTCAGTATTACGAGAAAACAGAAAAAATAATGTCGCTTATGGAGTTTTTGTTTTAGTAGCTTTAGTAGCGTTAACTTTAGTTGGACTATCCGGTTCATCATATTATCATAATTATACTAATTCATCGTCATATAACATGGCCAAGAAGAATCTCAAAATTGAATATGATATGAATCAACAGCGTACTATCATTATTAAAGATTATAAGGGAGATGTATTTTATGAATATACAGGTTCATTTTCTTATAAAATGTCTGGTCGTAAAGTTGATTTAACCGATAATAAAACTGGAAATAAGATTTCAGTCTATATGGGAGATAACGATACATTTATTGTTACTGACGCAGGGATTAAAGGAGAAAAGAAATGATTGCAAATATAATTATTATAGCCTACGTGTTACTAATGATTATTGGCCTGTTCATTACACCTTACGCAATTGGAAAGCCAAGAAGTCCAATAAGTATTGGAACTGCAACCTTTAATATATTATTTGGGATTGCGTTTCTAATATCATTATATTTTAAATTAATTAATTAAACAAAAAAGCCCACTGCAATGGGCTCCGGCATGATTGTATCTAATACTATTATACCATACTCGGAGGGACTTTTTAATTGGCGGATAGATTAGATTTGTTATTAAGTGACTACATGACTGGAATGCTTCAAGTTAAAATTAATTCAAGAGAACGCTGGATCACTCGTGAGAAACATGAGGAAAGAATCGGAAGTGGTGGGAGTAGTTCAAACACTGCACCACAAGAGCGCAACTATTTGATTAAAGAAGCTGACAAAGAACTTGGTAGACTTAATGACCAGAAACAAACGCTTGATGAATTAATGGAAGTTATACATGGAACAATTGTAAAGGATGTTATTATCGCTAGATTTAAACATCGGTTATCTTGGTATAAAGTGGGAATAAGAGTTTGCTTAGATGAAGACGCTGCAAGAAAACAATACGTATCATTTAAGAAAACATTGAGGGATGGATTATGGAGAAATACTTTGGACTGATTTTGCGTTCCGTTTTTGACCCGTTTTTGACCCCTTTATTTCCTGATTTATATGCGATAATGGTAGCATGAAGTTATCAGCGAAAGCAAACAAATAACAATTAGTACGGTTGGATATACTTCTAAGCAAGTCATTGCTCGAACCAGTGACTTGCTATATTATTGGAGCTTAGTTTATTAGTTGGCTAAAATACACAACTTTGCTAGCACTTGTGAGACGTAGGTTCGAATCCTGCAGTTCCAATACTTGGTTATCTCAGTGAGTGCCCATTGGTTTGAATCCTTAAATTATCTGAGGTGGCGAGTGAGTGGTTAAGACTTCGTTAGTAAGGTCGCACCTTACGGCTTAATACGGAACGGTTCAGGGTTCGACTCCTCTGACTTGCTATTAAACGTTTATAGCTAAGTGGCTACTATTAAAGGATCGAGTAGTTAGTGAGTAAAACAGCGGTGTACTAACAGCTTAGTGGGTAAGCAAGGCATAGAAACGACTTCGCTAATAGAAGTTATAGAGTTCGAGCCTCTATCTTGCTATTCGATTGCATTGCTTAATACCGGTGCATGGAAAAATATTTAAATTATTTATTAGTCAGTTTACGCTGGCTATTTTATTACAGGTTGTCCAGTGGGCAGCCTTTTATTGTTGGAGGAATAAGATGGTTAAGGCATTAAAAGAAATTAACGAAATGGTGGATGAGTTAAATGCAATTAGTAGTGATTGTAATACCTTAGCTGATGAAATAGATTGGTCAGAAGTTAGTGATAAGGTATCTGTTTGGGCTAATAAATGTAGCGAATTATTTATTAAAAAGAATGAGTTATCTAAGGAAAATACTAAACGAATAGATTTGATTATTGATACTTTTAAAGATTGCTTTGACCAACTACCTGAACCATGTAAGCAAGTATTGATTGTTTATAGTAACTATGATAAGGGTGGTGATTAATATATGCCAATGACTGGACGATGTCGTGAGCCTAACTGCCACGCTGTAGTTGTTAGACCACTGTACTATTGTACTAAGCACGCTGATAAAGAAGCAGCATATCAAGCAAGCAGAGAGCGATGGACTAATCGTACTAGTAATAGTAAACGATACAAAGACTATGATCGAATGAGAAGTAAAGATCCATTTAAAGCAGAGCAACATAAGTTCTATCAAGGCAAACAATGGCGCTCAATAAGAGAGATTGCACTCAGACGTGACAACTATTTATGTCAGTATTGTTTGAATCATAAGCGAGTTAGAACTGGTAACATAGGAGATCACATTGTCCCTTATGAGGTAGAGCCTGAGAATCGGACTAACTTAGCTAACATTGCAATAGCTTGTAGCAAATGCCACACAGCTAAGACAAAATGGGAACAACTTTATTATGGAACTGGAATGGGGAATAAGCTAAAGAATGCTATCCCTATCAGAAATGTAAAAGACCTGCCAGATTTTCAAAAAAATATTCGATAAATTTTAATAACCCTCCCCCCGTATCTTTTCATAGGGAAACCACACACATAGGTATCGTCTTGCGTGAAAACCCATTTTTCAAAATTTTTATATAGGGGGGGGGCAAAACACTAAAAGAAAGGAGAAAAAATGACTGCTAAGAAGTTCAAAGACAGTAATGACGGGAAGTTGTCCTATCGTGCACCTAAGCACCTTTCTCCTCTCGCAAGTGCTTGTTGGCGTAAAACTGTTCCCTTTCTTGAGGAACAAAAGCCAGTTGATAAGATTGATTCATTTTTAGTTGAAATGTACTGTACTCAGTATGAAATTTATAGAAATTCATACGAACATCTTAAAAAACATGGTGAGGTTCAAGAAATTTATAAACCAGTTCAAGATATGACTGGTGAAATTATTGACAGACAATTTCAAGGTTTTAAACGTAATCCAATGACTCAAATTTACTCGGATGCAATAAAAAATCTTACAAAGATTGGTTCTGAGTTAGGTTTATCACCAAAATCACGTTCTGAATTGATAGATCTTAACATGCAAGATACGAATGAAAAAAGCACTAAAGATAAGATGAAGGCGTTCTTTGATGGAGGTGATGATGATTACTGAGTTAGCTCCTACAAAAACAATGAATAATCTTATCATTGAATTTAAAGTTGATTTAACGCAGGACCACGACGTCTTAGGAGCTTATCGTAGTATTGATTTTTCAGAAATACGTGCTAAATATAGAGACCCTGGCACAAGATATGCATTCGCAGTATTAGACGGTATAACAAAATCTGGTTATCTAACAAAATTAGCAGCATTTAGGCATTTAAGAGACCTTCAAAGAATTGGACGTGAAGATTTTCCTTATAGATACTCTAAAAAGGAAATAAAAAATTTACTAAAAGTTGCTTCAGTTGTCCCGAATGTTGATACAGGCGAACCAACTGAGCTAATGCCTTGGCAAAAATTCATTATGTGTATGCTGATAGGCTGGAGGAATAGCGAAGGTGGAAAAAGGTTTACCGTCGCTATAATATCAGTATCTCGTGGGCAAGGTAAAACTTATATTCTAGCAATTTTGATGGTTTATTCATTTTTATTTGAAAGTCTTGGTTTATCAAATCAGGACTTTTTAGTTTCCTCGATAAACTTTAAACAGACAAGCAAATTGTTTGGATATGTTAAGACGATGCTTAAGACAGTTATAAAAATTGAACCATTTAAAACAATTGCTGCTGAAACAGGTTTGACTGATCGTTCTATTCTGAATGATGAAGTTGTCATGAAGAAAATGAATAATAAAATTCGTGCTATTTCTCATGAAGCTGGTCAATATGATAGCTTTCACTTTACAACTGCTATTTTTGATGAAATCGGAGAGGTAACTAATAGAGAAAAAATTTCTAAAATTGTTTCTGGACAAGTTTTGGTTAAAAATCATCAGTTTGTACAAATTTCAACTTCCTATCCAGACCCTAGCGTTCCTTTTAGGAAGGACCAAAAAACACTTCAAGAAGCTATGGAGAAAGATTGGGATAGAGAAGCAGATACTTCTTTATGTTTGGTATGGGCGCAAGATGATTTATCAGAAACATTCGAACCAGAAACTTGGGTAAAATCAAACCCTCTTCTTGAATTGGAAGATAAAAAAGATATTTTACTAAAAGGATTGATTGACAAACGAAACAGTGACTTGTTACAAGGGACACTACATGATTTTCAAACTAAAAACCTTAATATGTGGCTTCAGCAAGATGTTGATAGTTACTTAAATCTTGCTGATGTTGAAAAAGCTATTATTCCTGAATTTAGCATTCATGGGCAACGCTGTTATATAGGTATTGACTATTCAATGATGTCAGATAATACAGCGATTGCTTTCGTTTTTCCTTATTTAGATGATGAAGAAAAGCCTAAGTGGCATGTTGAACAGCATTCGTTTGTTCCATTCCAAAGAGCAGGTTCAATTGATGCTAAAGAAAAACAAGATGGTATTGATTATAGAGAACTAGAAAAATATGGTTTTTGTACAGTCACAAGCCACCAACAAGGGCTAATCAATGATGATGAGGTCTATGAATGGATTGTAAACTATATTGAAGATAACGCATTGGATGTTATCTTTTTTGGTTACGATGCAATGGGTATCACTAAAGTAATTCAAATGCTCATGAATAATACGGGCTATAATTTACAACCTATACGTCAAAGAACGAGTGAGTTGAAAGACCCTACAAAATTTTTACAAAAACTATTTGTAGAGGGCTCTATTAGTAGGCTAGATGATAAAATCATGGAAAAATCGCTGTTAAATGCGGTTTTACGAGAAGATTCAATAGGAATACAGGTAGATAAACGAAAAGCAACTTTAAAAATTGATGTTGTTGATGCGATTATTGATGCTTTATTTCAAGGGATGTATCACTTTGAGGATTATGGTATGGCAAATGATAAGAGTTGGCAAGTTGAGCACATGACACCAGAACAAGTAAAAGAATGGGTTACTAGCCAAGAATCTGGCTTATTAGACCTTGATGACGAAATAGATGATGATTGGGGATTCGATGAAGATTTTTAAAAACTTATTTTCTTTAATTTGGAAAATATTTGATGTACTTATGTTTATTGCTTTTGCAGTAACCATAACAGTAACAATGTTTATGTGGAATATAACAGCTGGAGGAATTACTTTATCAGTTGTTTTTATTTTAGCAGGATTAATTTCCGAGTTTATAGAAAAGAAGGGAGGTGATTGATTTTGCCAATATTAAACTTTATCAACCAAACAAATGATCCGCCAGAAGCTGGTAGTGTTCAAAGCTATTTTCCAGATGGAAATGATGCTCAAATAATGGAAAGTTTGCTTGGTGATAATAATGAATGGGTTTCAGCTCGTGCAGCATTAAGAAATTCAGACTTATTTTCTATTATCTTGCAACTATCTAGTGATTTAGCAATAGTTAAAATCAATGCTGAAAAGAAAAAGAATCAAGGAATCATTGATAATCCAAGTACTAATGCTAATAAACATGGGTTTTGGCAATCAATGTTTGCACAGTTGCTTTTAGGAGGCGAAGCATTCGCTTATCGTTGGAGAAATGCTAATGGCGCTGATATGAAATGGGAATATTTAAGGCCATCTCAAGTAAATACTTATTATTTCGAGTATGAAAACGGAATGTATTATAACATCACTTTTGATGACCCTAAAATAGAGCCTATTTTACAAGCTCCACAGAGCGATGTGATTCATATGAAACTACTATCAATTGATGGTGGCAAAACTGGAATTAGTCCACTTTACTCTTTGAGACGTGAATCAAAAATCCAAAGAGCATCTGATAGATTAACAATTAGTTCATTGAATAGTTCATTAAATGTTCCTGGTGTACTTACTGTTAAAGGTGGCGGGCTTCTTAGCGATAAAGATAAAGCATCTCGTTCTCGTTCGTTTATGAAACGTTCAAGAAGTGGTGGTCCCGTAGTATTAGATGACCTTGAAGAATTTACTGCACTAGAAATTAAATCAAATGTAGCTCAATTGTTAGCACAAACTGATTGGACTTCTAAGCAATATGCCAAAGTATATGGGCTTCCTGACAGCTATATTGGTGGACAAGGTGACCAACAATCCTCAATTCAACAAATAAGTGGAATGTATGCAAGTGCATTAAATCGCTATTTAAGACCTGCTATAAGTGAATTGGAGTATAAGTTAAGCGACCACATAAGCGTTAACATGAGACCAGCTATTGACCCTCTTGGTGATAATTACTTATCTACTATTAGTACTGCTACAAGATGGGGTGCTGTAGCTGAAAATCAAGCTACATATATCTTGCAAGAAGCAGGATATATTCCTAAAGACCTACCAGCCCCTGAAAATACAAATAAAAAGACAACTGGCCAAAGTAATGAGCCAGTACCATAGGAAAGGAGGTGGTCATGGTGATTATTCTTAGAAAGGAGGTAAATGATGACAGTAATCGACATTAAAGGAGATGTAGTTGATAATAGTTACGGAATGATGTATGACTGGTTTGGAATTGATTATACAAGTCCATCTAAAGTTAATGATGCCTTAGTAAATGCTGATGATGAAGAAATTGTTTTAAATATCGCTTCTAATGGCGGAGATGTATTTGCAGCTTCTGAGATTTATACTGCTATTAAGATGAATGGTAAACCTGTAACTGTAAACATTCAAGGGTTGGCAGCATCTGCAGCTTCAGTAATTGCAATGGCTGGAGATACGGTAAATATCTCCCCTACAGCCCAATTGATGATTCATAAGGCTATGAGTGGTAGCCAAGGTAACGCTGATGACTTTGAGCAAGAAGCTAAAGTTTTAAATGGTATTGACCAATCTATTGCTGCGGCTTATGAATTAAAAACTGGTATGAAACAATCTGATTTATTGCAGTTGATGTCTAACGAAACATGGATGACAGCTCAAGATGCAGTTGATAAAGGATTTGCAGATAATATTATGTTTGTGGATGCTAATAAACCAGTATTTTCTAACTCAATCGGCAATATTCCAACTGCTGATAAACTTAATGAATTTATGAATTTCATGAATTTCAAAAATCGGAATAACCCTCCGAAAGAAGAACCAATTATAGAAAACAAACAAGCTGATTTACGTTCTCGTAAGTTGGCTATTTTATTAGAAAAATAAAGGAGACTCAAATGGGAGTTAAATTAACAGTAAATCAATTGAACGAAGCATGGATTGCTTCAGGAGATAAAGTCACAGACTTTAATGACCAAATCAACATGGCTCTTAATGATGATAATTTTTCAGCAGAGGCTATGTCAGAATTAAAAAATAAACGTGATAATGAAAAAGTTCGCCGCGACGCATTGAGAGAACAACTTGTTGAAGCTCAAGCTGAGCAAGTAGTTAATATGCGTGAAGAAGAAAAAGATCCATTGAACAAAAGCGAAAATGAACTCAAAGACAAATTTGTTAAAGACTTCGTGAATATGGTTCGTAACCCTATGGCGTTTATGAATACCGTTTCATCTAAAACTGAAACTAGCGGAAGTGATAGTGCTGCTGGACTTACTATTCCGCAAGATATCCGTACTATGATTAACACATTGGTTCGCCAATATGACTCGCTACAACAATATGTACGTGTTGAGAGTGTTTCTACTTCAAGCGGTAGTCGTGTATATGAAAAATGGACTGATGTAACTCCGTTGACTGTAATGGATGCAGAAGATGGAAAAATTCCAGACCTTGACAATCCTCAGTTGACAATTATCAAATACTTGATTAAACGTTATGCGGGAATCATCACTGCAACGAATACATTGCTTAAAGATACAGCAGAAAATATTCTTGCATGGTTATCAAGCTGGATTGCTAAGAAAGTGGTTGTGACTCGTAACCAAGCGATTATTGCAGCAATGGGTACAGTTCCTAAAAAACCAACAATCGCTAACTTTGACGATGTTATTACTATGATTAATACATCTGTTGATCCTGCGATTATCGCTACTTCAAGTCTTTTGACTAACCAGTCAGGGTTGAATAAACTTGCTTTGGTTAAAACTGCTGAAGGTAAATATTTACTTGAATCAGACCCAACAAAACCTAATTCATATCTAATTAAAGGTAAACAAGTTATTGTTGTTGCAGATCGCTGGCTTCCAAATAGTGGATCAACAGTTTATCCACTTTACTATGGAGATATGTCACAAGCTATTACATTGTTTGACCGTGAAAACATGTCATTACTTCCAACAAATATTGGTGCTGGTGCATTTGAAACTGATACTACTAAAATTCGTGTAATCGATCGCTTCGATGTTAAAGCTACTGACTCAGAAGCTTTAGTTGCTGGTTCATTTACTGCAATTGCAGACCAAGTAGGTAACTTCAAAACTACAACGTCTACTGCCGTATAATCAGGAGGTATTTAAATGAGTGTAACTGTTGATGACTTACTAGATCAGTTATCAGAAGATGATGATCGCAAACCACAACTTCAAATTTATTTTGATACAGCAACAGCATATGTGAAAAATGCAGTGAGTTCTGATACAGTTGATGCTCCATTTTTCAATGTAGAAAACGTTTCTCCAATTTATGATGTAGCTGTTCTTAGCTATTCGATGGATTTGTGGATTAATCGTTCTACAACTATGCCTCCTACTACGGCTGTAGATCACATGGTCGGTCAGTTGAGAGGTCTTTATTCTTCGTGGAAGGAGGCGCAAGATGGTCAAAACTTACAAACCGAATGATTTTAACAGAAAATGTAAGATTGGAGTTACTAAAACAGTAACTACTCCAACTGGAGGTAAGATTGAAAAAATTGACCCAGCAACGGTTTTAAATGTTCGATTTGCGGCTAAAATGAGATCACTTGCGCTTCAATTTCAGATAATTGGTACAACTACGGCTGATACATTCGACATTGCAATTAGACATAATAAGCTAGTTACAAAGAAAATGTTTGTTCAAATAGATGATGTTCTTTACAACATTATTAATATTTCTTCTGATGAATCTGCAAAGCTTATTAAATTTGATATTTTGACTCTTCAAGCGAAGAAGAAAGGAGCTTAATATGGTTTCATTTTATGATGCGATGCAGCTTATTGTCGATAGAGCAGAATCATTAAGCACAAAGATGTCTGTGGAAGATAAAGCCGAAGTTACAAAGGCAGGCGCTAAAGTTTTTGAGCAAGCATTGGCTTATGAAGTTAGAAATAGGCACTACCGTCATCGTGATACTGGAGAAGATCCACATTTGGCAGATAGTATTGTCATTAAAAATAGAAACATCGATGATGTAAAGGATGGTCAAAGTGTTGTAGGATGGGAAAGAAGTACGGAAAAAGGTACCCATACAAAAGGTTATATCGCTAATATTATTAATAACGGTAGCCGTTTTCCTCAGTTTACAACACGTTCTGGAAGAAAGTACAAAAATCCTGGTGAAGTTGCAGTTCATGCAGATCATTTTATTGAAGAAACAAGAAAAAACCCTATTGTTCAGCAAGGAATATTAAAAGCTGAAGCTGAAGCAATGAGGAAAATAATTAATAGAAAAAAGAAGGAGAATAACTTATGAAAAGACCAGTTGAAATTGTTCAAGACATAATTGCAGCTAGTGACTTTCCGCATGATGAAATCTTTCTTGATTCTATTCCTAGTGAAAAATTAGATTCTAGTAATGAAACGCAAGTTTTACTGACAGAATCTGATAATGGACCAAGTGATTATGGTAACTCAGATTTTATTTCACTCATGTATGGTGTTTATATTCAAATCTTTTACTCGAACGCTGAAGATTCTGGTATAAATATTGTTCAAAGCGAAATTAATCTGATGAAATCATTTATAAATAATGATTGGCTTATTGCGCAATCAAAAAGTCACTATATAGACCCTGATACAGGGCAAATTATTAAAAATTTAACGGTGCAACGCATCATGACGTTAAGCGAGATAGCAAATAGCTAACTCGTTTTTTATTTAAGAAAGGAATTTAAAATGGCAACAAAAGGTTTAAAAATGGTTACACTTGCTCTATTGGATGAAAAAGGAGTGATCGTTAAAGGAGACACTGGTTTATCTACCAATGGAGTCTTCCCAATTACTGATGAAATGTTAGGTACAAAAACTGCAAACATCACTAATTTATCAAGCGCTCCAACAATGATTTATGGTAATGATGGTCAAGTAGATGCAGATATTGCAAAAGGTACTCCTTCAGTAGCCTTTGCATTTAATGGTCTACCAGTAGATATTAAAAACAAATTGCTTGGTCGTGTAAACGATACTAAAGGTGGTTATACACAAGGAAGTATTCCAAAAGTAGCAGTCTTGATTCAAACAACTACAATCGGTACTGCGAAGCCACAATATGTTGCTTTTGCTGCTGGTAAAATGAACGAAACAGCAATGAACTTGCAAACAAATACTAATGCAGTTGTTCGTGTTGATGACGCATTGACATTTACTGCATTCTCTGTAAGTCGTTGGGGCGGAGAAGCTGTCAAATTCTTTGATGGTGGAGATTCAAAATTTACTGAAGACGTGATGATGAAAGATGTATTTAATGGTTATGCTGGAGTTGGAGTTTAATAAATTATACAACGACTAAAACTAGACATTAATGATTAAATGGCGGAGTAATCCGCTTTTTATATGGGATAGATAGACGGTCTATTATATTAGGTTCGATACCTGACTATTCCGATACAAAAAGTAAAATAGAGGAGATATACAATGAAATTATCATTACCAGAAATTAGAGAAGAATCATTTGAAGTTAAAACTTCAATTAAGAACATTAAAAAAATGCATGCCTACCAATTGGAACTAGCAAAAAGCCAAGAAAAACTTGCTTCAGTTCAGGATGGAACACTAGAAGAATTAACCAAAGCAATCGCTCTTGATGATATGTCAGTAATTAATAATGCTGAAAAATTTATTACTGAAATTCTAGGTTTAAATAAAAAAGAAGTAGATAAATTAGAAGAATTTGACCGTGGTCAATTTATGAATTTGCAGTCTAAACTTGTTCTTTCACTTCAAGGGTATGATGATGATCAAATCGATACTATGTTTACTGAGGAGGTTGATTCTGCCGAAAAAAAAGTTCAAGCATTGAAGAACGAAAAGTCTACCACCACAACCAATTAATAGACTTACAACTATTTGAAAAAAATATTATCGAAAATTGGCACTGGACATTAGAACAAGTAGATAATCATGATTATTATGACTTAATTGATGTGTTTAAAGCGAATGAAGATAATAAGATGGCTTCGTTTGATGATTTGAAGAAGATGTTTGGACAATAATATTCATGTCAATACCTAATGTTTAGGCGTTTTTTTATACTCAAAAATTAGAAAGGAGTAAAAATGGCAGATATAATGGTTGATTCAGTCACCACAGGGATTGACTTGAATGAAACAAAGGCTGTTGAGGCTATCAACCGCTTAAAATCAGCAGTTAAAGATAGTACTCGTGAATGGCAGATTAATGAAGCACAGGCTAAATCTGCTGGAGATGCTGTTTCTGCATCAAAATATCGCTATGAAGGTCTTAGTGAAGCAATGGAAAAGCAAAAAGCTTATATTGCTAACCTTTCAGAAGGTATGAAGACAATCAATAGAGATACTGATGCTGGCGAGAAAGCTTATCAAAAATATAATGCTCAGTTAAGCACAGCAGAACGTTCTCTTGCCTCAATGACAGGGCAATTAAACCGTGCGAAATCAGCTTATGAATATCAACAAACAGGAATTGAAGATTTAAATAAATCTCTCAGTGCTAATGATAAACTCATGCAGTCTCAAATTGATTTATATGAGAAGACTCGTAATAAAATGGGAGCTGCCAAAGCTGAAGTTTCTGGTCTATCTACTTCATACGCAAAGCAAACTGAAATTTATAGAGCCCAAGTAACTGAGCTTAAACGTTTAGAATCTGCTGAGGGTACAAGTTCAGAAACTCTTGTCAAACAAAAAACAAGAGTAAATGAAGCTGCTTCGTCATTATTGAACTACAGAAATAAACTTTTAGAAGCTAACTTGGCAGTTACAAAGATGCAACCGTTTAATTCTGAGTCTCTCATTGGTAAAGGTTTAAATACTGTTTATCAAACAACTGAGAAAGCTACCGATGTAATGGCAGCAGGATATCAGAAAGTAAAAAGCGCAGCTTATCAAAGTGCTTTTGGGATTGCTGCAATTGGTGCAGCTGCAGTTAAGGGCGCACAAATGGCCTCTGAACTTCAAAACCAATATAAAACAACTTTTAACTTATTAGTAACTGGTGGCGAACAAGCTAAAGAAGCTCAAGAAAATGTCAACAAAATGCAAGAGCAGGGTTCTGAACTTTCTGTTAAGTATGGTAAAACTCAAAAAGAAATAGCAGATGGATATCAAGAACTTATTAAACGTGGCTATACAAGTTCCCAAGCGTTGGCCGCATTACCTACAATGTTGCAAGCGTCTGTTGCTTCTGGTGATGACTTTACTGATGTTGTTCATAATTCTACTGCTGCTCTTGAAAGCTTCGGGATGCGTTCAAATGATGTTGCAGGTATGACGAAAAATACTAAAGAAGCTGTTAACCAGATGGCTTATGCAGCAGATATGACAGCAACTGATTTCCAAAATATGGGTGTAGCTATGGAGTATGTAGGGGCATCGGCTCATCAAAGCAAATTAAGTTTGTCAGAAACAGCCTCTGCAATTGGTATTCTTTCTAATAATGGTCTTGAAGCTGATAAAGCAGGTACTGGACTTAGAAAAGTTATTGTTTCACTACAATCTCCAAGTAAAGATGCTGCGGAAGCACTATCTGGAATTGGTTTAAGTACAAAAGATTTTGTAGACCAAAATGGGAATATGAAGTCAATGACGGAAATTTTCGGATTGTTAAACCAACATACAGAAAAACTAAGTTCATTCCAAAAAGGACAAATATTCCATGCTTTATTTGGAACAACTGGTCAACAAGCTGGTGCAATTCTTTCTGAAAATGTTAAGCAGTTAGGCGAACTCGATGACAAGGTGAAAAAATCAGCTGACGGTCAAGGGTATGTTGTTAATCTTGCAAATAAGAATATGCAATCTACCCAAAATGAATTAAAACAATTCAAAGCAGCCGGAGAGGCTGTTTTAATTATGATTGGTCAAAAGTTCTTGCCAGTTTTATCTGATGCAGCTACTTCAATGGCTAAGGCTTTTAATTCTAAAGAAGGTAAGCAAGGGCTTGAAGAAATAGCTAGTTGGATTGCAAAGATTTTCCAAGGTATTGTTGATACTGTCAAATTCATTGGAACTCATAAAGATGAAGTAGTAACCTTTGGTAAAATCTTTGTCTGGGATTTGGGCTACTAAGAAAATAGGAGATGTTATTGTATGGCTTGAAAAACTGAAAAAATCTTTACTTGAAATTCAAGCTATTGATGCATTGTCAGGAGGTTTAGGAACAGGAGGCATTAAATCTTCTGTAGGTAAAGGTATCGCTACTGAAGCTGGAACAGTTGCTTCAACAGTAACTAAAGGAGGCGTAGCTGCTGAAGGTGAAGCGCTTGTTGCCTCTGGTGGTTTATCAAAAGCTACTTCCTTAATTCCAAGATTATTAGGAATTATTGGCTCTGTTGGCGGAAGTACAGTCTTGTCTGGCGGAATAAATGCAGGAGCTGAATTACTCAGTAAAGATAATACCGCTCAGAAAACTGGCGGAGTTGCTGGCTCACTCGGTGGAGCAGCGGCAGGTGCAGCGATTGGATCTCTTATCGCTCCTGGTATCGGTACAGCAATTGGTGCAGCTATTGGCGGGATGGGTGGTAAAAACTTAGGTAAAAAGCTTGGGGATTTGATTAATAATGGATTAAAAGAATCTTCACTAAAAAGTGAAAAACTACCAGTTATTAAGTTCGACCCTAAAGCACCAACAAAAGATATGAAAGGTTTTTCCAAAGACTATCAAGATTTCTTGGATAAAATCAAAAAATCAGCAACTATTGATATTGTAGATGAGAAATCACTTGAAAAAGCTAAGAAAGCAACTGCTGATGCTTATGCGAAAATGTCTAAAGATATTGATAAATTTTATCAGAATCAAGAAAAAGATTCTAAAAAGCAAATAGATATTCTAGTTAAAAATGGCGTAATTACTCAAGCTCAGGCTGACAAATTAAATAAAGGCCAAAAAGATTCAGATGATAAGCAGAAAGCCGCTCAAAAAAAGAGTCTTGATGAGATGAAAAAGAATACTGACAATTACTATACTAGTATTGCTAAAGAACAAAAAAGTAATCAATTTCAGACTTCTATGAACGAGATGAATCATGCTAACCTGATGAAAAAAATTAAATCCGGTAATACTTCTGAACTTCTTAAAATAGAAAAAACTTATGGGAAGAATTCCCCTGAATATCAACAAGAAATGAATAAAGAAATTGCTAAAGAAAATAGTGATTTCAATAAAGCTCAACAGGCGGCAAAAAAGAAGCATAACGAAGCAATGGATAAAATTGAAAAGGACTATGCTAAGTCTCAAGCCAAAACTGAAGAGCAGATGAATAATCAAATTAATACTGCTACTAAAATTGCTCAAAATAAACAGCTTGATTTACTTGATGATTTAAAAAATAAAAAAGGGAAATTAAATCAAAAACAATTAATTGATACGCTTGAAAAGGCTGATGATGAATATAAAGGGGTTAAGGATAAGGCTCAAAAGCAAAAAGATGAAGCTGTTAAAGCAGCTAACGAAAAATACAAGAAGACAGTAGCAGCAGCGGACAAAGAACGTGCAGAAAACGGCTCAATGTCCAAAGCTCAGTATGATGAAATCGTTAAAAATGCTCAAAAGCAAAGAGACGATACGATTTCAGCAGCTAAAAAACAACAAACAGAGGTTACGGATAAAGCACAAAAAACCCATGATAAAACAGTTGAATTAGCTAATAGTAAAGCCGATAAAAATGTTAAAGCTGCAGCTAAAGAGCAAGGAGAGACTGTCGAACAATATACAAAAGGATTTAAGGATTCTAGAAATTTAATCAATTCATTCATTGATGGAATTAACGGAGTTCTTAACTTCTTACATAAAGGTTGGGGGAATATCGGTCATGTTAGCCTTAAAGGTTTTGCGACAGGTACTCGTGGATTAGCTCAAGACGAAACAGCTTTAGTTGGTGAAGAAGGTTTTGAACTTGCTCACCATCCAAGCCGTGGTATTTTTGCGGTTGGTCAACAAGGCCCTGAAATTCGTAATTTGAAAGCTGGAACTTCGATTCTTCCTCACTCAATGTCAAAAGAGTTCCTATCACTAACAGCTAATTTACCTGCTCATGCGGACGGTGTATCTGGCTTCCTATCAGATGCGCTTGGATGGGTTAAATCAACCTATAAAGATGTCACAAGTGTTATTTCAAAAGGACCTAAAGGAGTTGTAGAAGCTATTTATAATGGCTTAGGATTAGATAATTTAGAAAATGACTTTCCGCCAGTTGTAACTAGGATGGCAAAAGGTTCTGCTCAAACAGCACAAGATAATTTTGTAAAATTCTTACAATCATTCTTCAAAAAAGCTGAATCTGATGCAGGAGGTTCACAAGGTTCGCCATCTGGTTCTGGTGTTCAACGTTGGGCTGGACAAGTTAAACAGGCGCTTGCAGCTAACGGCTTGAGCACAAGCCAAGACATGATTGACCGTGTGCTCCGTCAAATTTCTTCTGAATCAAGCGGTAATGAAAAAGCAGTACAAGGAAATATCGGGGATATTAACAACATCACTGGTGACCTTGCGAAAGGGCTGATGCAAACAATCTCCTCAACTTTCAACGCCAATAAATTCCCTGGTCACGGTGATATTTTTAATGGTTACGATAACTTATTAGCTGCTCTTAATTATGCTAAAAAAACCTATGGCCCAAGTTTGTCATTTCTTGGAAATGGGCATGGTTATGAAAATGGCGGAATCATAAATGCTCATGGATTCTATGAAATTGCTGAAGGAAATCGTCCTGAGATGGTTATCCCCCTTGACCCACAGAAGAAATCAAGAGCTACACAATTATTGAATCAAGCAAGTCAAACAATTAATAACAATCAAGGTTATTCAAATAATGTTACTGATTTCTCGCCAGTCTTAACTTTATTATCCAATATATTTAACTCCATTGAAGATGTTAAGAAAAATCCTCTAATTGCTTATGCTTTATTAGATGGGCGTAATATGTCTCAAGGTTTAGCTCCTTATATGAATCAAGCCTTAACTGACTATGTAAATCAACAAAATAGATTGTGGGGTAAAAATTAAAAATGGCTTTTTCAGTTAAATTTAATGATGTAGATTTATCGACAATCGTTGATGGTTTTACAGCAATTACAAGAAATATAGGGGCTGGTTGGACGAATACGGTTCAACCTAATCCTATTATTGGCGCTGATTTCACGCAAAATTCAATTAATTCGAAATCAATTACAGTTAACTTTATTGCAAATGTTAAATTAGACCGTTTCACCTCTGTGAGAAAAGCTTTGGCTAGTGCTTTAAACGTAAAGCAACCAGCTGCTTTGATTTTTGATGATGATCCTAATCAAGTTTGGTGGGCTGTTCCTGATGGAACGCCAACATTAGATGAATCATCATTTTATCAAGCCGTAGGTTCAATTACATTTTTAGTACCGAGCGGAGTATCAGAATCAGTCGAAACAAATATTCTAAATGCTTCGAATTCTGGTGATCGATTAGGGACAATTACCAATAATTCAGGTGGCTCTGTAGATGTTGAAATTAATAACACAGGTAATCTTGAGACATTTCCAACAATAGAAATTACCAACGTTCATGAGAATGGGTATATTGCAATTGCTGGTCAAAATGGAGCAATTGAAATAGGAAAAAGGCAAGAAGCAGATGGGGCAACAAGTCCTATGAGTGAAAATCTTTATTTCTCTACTAGTGACACAAATTTTTCTGATTTCAAAGATGTTGCACCTGGTACTCCTAATCCTCAAAATGATTGGTTAGCCACGAACGGAAAACTTGAATTTCAAAAAGATGGGTTGAGATTAAAAGAAAAAGGAATTGTTGGTTCTAGACAAGGAGTAGCTGGTGGTATGAAAGTAATGACTTTACCAGCAGATTCAAACGGTCATGTTGGAGCAGTTAATTTCTATTCATATTTCAATTTATTTGCTTGGGCTACAGCTTTTGGACAAACTGGAGTTTTGCAAATTCTTTTTACTGATGCCAACGATAAATTAGTCGCCGGTTATGGAATCATAAAGGGAGATATGGTTGGAAATAAAGCGATGATGAAAGCGTGGGTTGGTGGTAATAATCCTCGTGAAGTCGCCAGCAGAGATTTTATTGCAAACAATGGCGAAGGTAATGGCGCTGGATCAATGAATAATGTTCAGTTTAATGAAAAAACTGGAGATACGGATTTTCTTAAACAAGGCGGAAATTTTGGCTTTTTTTGGAAAGGATCCCGAATATCAGAATATGTTTCAGAATTAAAAAACGTAGAAATTTCTAAAGTTTATCTATATATTGGGCAATACCCAAATTCTAATAAATTTATGGGTAATTTATCTATTAGAAGAATTTGGTTTAGAAAAGATAATGTAGATGTCTGGCATAATATTCCAAACCGATATGCAACTGGTTCTAAGATTATAGTTAATATGAACGGGAAAGATACAGTTGTTGTCAATGGTATGCCAGCTATTCAAGAAAAAATTAAAGGCACTGAACCTTTTTCAATCCCTCCTGGTAGAAGTACATTAAAAATCTTGCAGTCCACATGGAATACCACTCCACCAATTGTTCAAATATCATATAAAGAAAGGAACTTATAATGGAAATAGTCGTTCATGATAATACACTTAAAACCGTAGCAGTTATCAATAATGATATTCCGATGTTACCTTCATTCTTCAATGATAATTGGCATCGGTATAAAGACCAAGGGGCAGAAACATTTATATTTACTGTAAATAAATTTATCAACGGCCAGTTACAAGATTACTGCCGTTTTTTAAATGAACAAGCTTATATTAGTTTCACTTATGATGGCATTGACCACTTATTTGGAGTAGAAAATGTTCAAGAAAGTGATTATCAAATTACTTTGACTTGTTCTTCATTGAATTTAGAATTAAGAAATGAGCAAGCCAATGCCTTAGTCAACACATCAAGCCATAATATTCAATGGTATATTGACCAAATGGAATTAATTTCAAACGCTCAAATAACCATTGGAACTAATGAAGTCTCAAGTCTGACACGAACAATTAATTATGATGGGCAGGAAAGTAAACTTGCCCGTCTAATATCTGTGATTGGAAACTTTGATGCAGAATTTGAATTTATTACACATTTAAATGATGATGGAACACTTGATTCTGTCATTTTAAATATCTATCGTGCCAATGATGGAGTTAATGCCCAAGGAGTTGGAACAAACAGAAACGATGTCTCTTTAAATTTTGGTAAAAACATTAGTGGGATTACTAGGACTGGCGATACAACAAATCTATTTAATGCAACAAAAATTACAGGATCAGACGATTTAAATTGGAATTCAAGCGAATTTTCTTATGTCAATTCCGATGGTGTGGAGGAGTTTTATAAAAGAAAAAATGATGATACTGCATTTGCTCCACTTTCTCTTAATTTATTTAAGTCTCAAATCAAGTCTAATAATGGTGATAAATGGATTCGTAAAGATTTTCAAACAGAATACACTAATGTTAATGATATGTGGGGCTATTGCGTAAGTCAATTTAAACAATTCGCTTATCCGACAGTTACTTATGAGGTGTTAGCGAATAGTAGCTTAGTTCTTGAATCAGTTGGTAATGATTGGCCTTTGTCAATTGGTGATACCATCAATATTCAAGATGATAACTTTATGGATTCTGACGGAAATGTAGGTTTGCTTTTATCAGCTAGGGTTTCTGAAATGGAGATAAGTTTTAGCAATCCGACATTAAATAAGATTACTTTTTCAAATTTTAAAAAACAACAAAGTGAAGCTTCTGCAGACATCCAAGCTATCGTTAATCAGTTGGTCGATGCAGCTACTCCGTTTCGAGCAGAACTTAGCACAACTAATGGCACACAGTTCAAAAATGGTACTGGCTCAACAACTTTATCAGCTCATATTTTCAAAGGCTCTGCAACAACTGAAACAGTCGCAGACAGCTACGAATGGTCGAAAGATGGAACAGTTGTTGCTCCAACTCAGACAATCACAGTTGATGCTAGCGGTGTAACTGATAAAGCAGTTTATAGCTTTAAAGCAACGGTTGCGGGTAAAGTAGTCGCAAGTCAGTCGGTTACCATCACTAATGTAGATGATGGAACAAATGGACGTTCTGTTACAAACGTTTCTCAAAAGTGGCGTTTGACAACGACTACTGCAACACCAACGCAAGCTTGGTCAGACGCAGGTTGGCTCACTACTCAACCAACAACGACAGCTACTAATAAATATCTATGGTCTATCACTCGAACAACTTTCAATTTAGCACCTTTAACGCAAGATGTTATTGAACAAAAAGCAGTTTATGGTGATAAAGGCGATAAGGGAGATACTGGAAATGATGGGAGAGCAGGTAAGGACGGTGTTGGACTACGTTCAACCACAGTTACATATACTATATCTTCAAGCGGTACAGTTACACCAACAACTGGCTGGACTTCACAAGTCCCTACTCTAGTCAAAGAACAACATCTCTGGACTAAAACATTATGGACATACACGGACAATACCATTGAAACAGGCTATTCAGTATCTTATATTGCAAAAGATGGAAACAATGGTACAAACGGAATAGCAGGTAAAGATGGTGTCGGTATTAGCAATACTATCATTGAGTATGTTGGCGCAGTTTCTGGTACTAGTAAGCCTACCGGTGGTTGGAGTACCACTATTCCAACAGTACCAGCAGGTCAGTATCTTTGGACGCGCACCACATGGCAATATACAGATGGTACGTCAGAGCAGGGATATATCAATGCTTTAATGGGACTGACAGGTGCCAGTGGTAGAGACGGAATAGCAGGTAAAGATGGTAAGGGAATTAAAGCCACGGCAATCACTTATCAAGCAAGTACTAATGGTACCACTGCTCCAACTGGTACATGGTCAACTAGTGTCCCTAGTGTGGCTAAAGGTAGTTTTCTGTGGACACGCACCATCTGGACGTATACAGATAACACTACAGAAACTGGATATGCTGTAGCCTATATGGGTACCAATGGTAACAACGGTACTAATGGAATTGCTGGTAAAGATGGTACTGGTATCAAAACTACCACAATCACTTACGCAGTCGGAACATCAGGAACAACTGCTCCAACAGGCGGTTGGAATAGTCAAGTGCCTAACGTACCAGCGGGGCAATACCTTTGGACTAAGACTGTTTGGGCTTATACGGATAATACCAGTGAAACAGGCTATTCAGTTTCTAAATTCGGTGAAAAAGGCCCTAAAGGCGACCAAGGTATTCAAGGTATTCAAGGTGTTGATGGACGTCAAGGTATTCCTGGACCTAAAGGTGCTGACGGAAAAACGCAATATACACATATCGCTTACGCAAATAGTGCCGATGGTGTAACTGATTTTTCAACTTCTGATTCTAATCGTACCTATATCGGGATGTACGTTAATTTTAACATCAATGATTCAACCACTCCGAGCGATTACTCATGGACGCTTGTTAAAGGAGCAGATGGAACGCAAGGGACACCGGGCAAACCTGGAGCTGACGGTAAGACTCCATATTTTCACACAGCATGGTCTTACAGCGCAGACGGCACGGACGGTTTCACAACTGTTTATCCGAATTTGAACTTGCTAGAAGGCACTAAAGATTTTAGTGGAGATTGGTGGAGTCGTGAGAACTGGGAAAATGACGGAACTTATAAAGGTTTAAGCGTTAAGAGAAAAGTAGGTTCATGGGGTGGAATAACCAAGCAATTTATAGCTCCAAAAGACGGAGTCTATACCTTTTCGGCTTATGTCAAAAGTTCAGCAGGAGAGTCGTCACACGTACAATTAATAGTTAGTCTAAATGATAAACGTATCAAAGACGAGGGTATAGGAAGTAATTTTGATTGGTTGAGAAATTCTTTTCAGGTAACTTTGAAAACTGGGGACAGAATTTATGCACAATACAATATGACTAGCTCGGGTACTTTATGGACTGCTGGACATAAGTGGGAAGAGGGTTCAGTAGCTACTCCACATATGCCCTCAGCTAGCGAAGCAAAAACTAGCGACTGGCCAAGCTACATCGGTCAGTACACAGACTTTACGCAAGCTGATAGCACAAATCCATCGGACTACACTTGGAGTCTGATACGAGGGAATGACGGGAAAGATGGAGCAGATGGTCATGACGGAAGAGCAGGTAAGGACGGAGTAGGAATTACAGCAACTACAATAACTTACGCTATTTCAACAAGCGGAACGACAGCACCAAATACCGGTTGGACAAGTTCAGTTCCCAGTCTTGTAAAAGGCCAGTATCTCTGGACTAAGACCGTATGGACATACACGGACAGCTCATCAGAAACAGGTTACTCAGTAACTTATATTTCTAAAGACGGAAATAACGGTACTAATGGAATAGCAGGTAAAGATGGTACTGGAATTAAGAAAACCACAATCACTTACGCAGTCGGAACATCAGGAACAACTGCTCCAGCAAGCGGTTGGAATAGCCAAGTGCCTAACGTGCCAGCGGGGCAATACCTGTGGACTAAGACTGTTTGGGCTTACACGGATAACTCATCTGAAACAGGATATTCAGTTGCGATGATGGGAAACAATGGAGCGACTGGTCCTGCTGGAAGTAACGGTGACCCTGGTAAAATCGTTTCCGATACTGAGCCAACTACACGTTTTAAAGGATTGACTTGGAAATACTCAGGAACAACAGACCTTACAGCGAGTGATGGAACGGTCATTAAGCCAAATACTGAGTACTATTACAACGGCACTCACTGGATGATTAATTATTTAAGTGCGAACAATATTGAAGCAAACTCAATAACCGCTGACTTAATTGATGCAAAAAATTTAACCATAACTGATGGAGAGTTCATTAGTAAAACAACTAATGGTCTAGTTACAACCTCTACTGAAATTAAAGATAATCATATTGCAATTTCAAAGACAGACGGAACTGTTAATACTAGAAATGATATAGCGCTTGATTCTGAACAAGGACTAGCTCAGAAATTTACGAACATTAATACAGGATTCTACAGAACAGCTGGGATTAATTATCAAGGTCCATTCACAAGTGACTCAGATGGAAACTATGCTCAACTTACACCTCAAGGCACGAAGTTATCTACTGACGTTCCTTGGACCAAGCTTAGTTTGATGAATAATTTTACTGGAAATATTGAGTATGCGATTATCAATGGGACTGTCTATATATCAGCGTCAGGAGTTGGCGTACCAGCAATGACTGCTGGTCAATGGAAGCAAGCGGCTCAATTGCCAACAGGAAGTTCAGCAATTCCAATTAGAGCAAATCGAATTGCAGCAGGAGATAGTGGAGATGGTCTAAGTTGGGCATTACTTTCTAATCAGGCTGGAGGAATATTCATTCGATGCAGTGCTAATAAAGCACCGACAGCTAACTTATTTAATGCCACATTACCATATCCTATCGGATAAAAGGAGGAAAAATGGAAAAAGTCAATACAACGAATACAACAACTGACATCTTTGTCGATGATAAGAATGTGGGTAATTTCACTCTCACAACGTTCGACAATGGGACAATGAATGCAAATTTCATGATTAATGACCCTACAGCATTTCATGGCATACCAGAAGCAGCTCAAGACCTAGCTAATTTAGTTAGCTCGGCAGTTAATCAGTCTAAAGCTTTGTTGGCTGATTTTGAAGCTAGTAAAAAATAGAAAGTAGGGGTTATGGAATTAGAACAACTTGTGGAACAGCATGAGGATAAGCTCAAACAACATGACAAGGAATTATCCCGGCTTAATGATATGTCAGTTGAAATGCAAAAGCAGATGAATGATGGCTTGACTCGTGTGGATGAATCCAATCGCTTTTTAAGAGAACAGAATACTCGTCAATCTGAGCAGAATGCTCAAATACTGCAAGCTGTTATCAAAGGCAATGAAAGCTCAGATGAACATCAGTTTCAGTTGAAATTACTTGATAAAACAAACTTTTGGAAGTTGACGATTGGAATCGGCAGTTCTGCAGCAGCAATTTTTGTAGCATTAACTGAAATAATCAAAGTATTTTTTAAATAAAGGAGAAAGAACATGAAAACAATTGATAAAGGCACACTCACACGTACAATCTTACTTGTATTAGCGTTAGCTAACCAACTTTTAACAGCTTCAGGACACTCTGTAATTCCAATAGATGATGCCACAGTAACAAATATCATCTCAACTGGTTTCACCGTAGCAACTGCACTCGCTTCATGGTGGAAGAATAACGACTTCACTCATGCAGCCAAAAAAGGAACTGAACTTACAAAAAGTTTAAAAAATGGTGATGCTGTTCAAGTGGTTAAGGCATCTGATTCTGACCACGAATTCACAGAAGGAGGTGAATAATGCCAAGTATTGAAAATATGATTGCTTGGATGCAAGCAAGAAAGGGTAAAGTTACCTATTCAATGACTTCACGAATGGGTCCTAGAAGTTATGACTGCAGCTCGTCAGTATTCTTTGCAATGATTGCTGGCGGATTTCTGTCAGCAGGTTCAATGGGTAATACTGAAACCTTATTTGGAATGTCAGGAACTAAACTCAAAGAAATCAGTCGTGGAGAGGTCCAGCGTGGCGATATCTTCATCTCAGGCACTCCAGGAGGTTCGGCTGGCTCTGACGGACACACCGGTATCTTCCTAAGCAATGGCTCATTCATTCACTGCTCTTACACTCACAATGGAATTGCGGTTGATACGAATGACGCATACATGAGTACTCGATTGCCACATCACTTTTATCGAATTGTTGGTTCAGGTTCAGGAAACACTGACAACAACCCTCAAATGGTTACATTAAATGTTGATGGCCGGTTTGGTAATGCGACTGCTAAACGATTACAAGAATACTTTGATACGGCTGGTAAAGACGGAGTAATCAGTCACCAGTACAAACAAACCTTTAATCAAAATATTTATGCGGCACAGTTTGATTCATCACTGACAGGTTCAAACGTGGTAAAAGCATTGCAAAAATTCCTAGGAATTGGCCAAGACGGATTATTTGGTCAAGGAACTATCAAAGCTTTACAGAAGCATCTTGGAACAACGCAAGACGGAACTATCAGCCCAGTTTCTGATTCTGTTAGAGAATTACAACGTCGATTAAATGCGAATAAATTGTAGGAATTAACCCCGCTTCGGCGGGTGTTTTTTGTTAACAAATGTTAATGCTTTAATTAAGATAAATTAGTATAATATCCTTATCGTAAATGCTATTCCAAATACAAATACAAATAACTAAGTGTTTTGGGAGAGATAAAGCGCCTTTTTCCAAAGCGAGGGCGCTTTTTTCTTGACAACAGAAATAGAAAGTTATATAATTTTTATATTCTAAAAAATATACTTTTTCATAAGTTTATTCTAAAAACATATTTTTAAAAGCGTCTCTACCCAAGGCGCTTTTTTTATTTTCCAAATTAAACCCTAACCGTCTGGAATTCCGCTCGGTTACTATTTTCTTGACCTTATGAATATTTGGTATTATGCAGTTTTAAGACTACTTAAACACTTGCTATTACTATGTTTGTGTTTTTGCTACCGTCATTTTTGACGGTCACAAAATATGATATAATATTAGTGATAGGATAGCAGTGCTAGACTGTTATACGGAGTGTACGATTAATGCGTACATTTTGGTTCTTTAGCTCAGTTGGTCAGAGCTAACGGCTCATAACCGTTCGGTCGCTGGTTCGAGTCCAGCAAGAACCATAAAAATGTATATTAAAATAGTAGAACTTCTAAAAGGAGTTTTTTTAGTTACGTTAATCAAAATAAAAAACTGTATATCTTAGATATACAGCCTCTTGCCCGACAAAAATTAGTTACGTTTTTAGTTACGTTGTTAGAAGTAACTTCATAGGTATTCA